GATGTTACTGTTATAAAATCAACGATGTTAGACAACCCGTTTTTGGAGCAGTCTATTAGAAATAAAATATTGAGTTACGAACCTACAGAAGAGAATATAAGAAACGGTACTGCAGACGATTACATGTGGCAGGTTTACGGACTGGGAAACAAGGCGAGACTGGAGGGCGTTATTTTTACCAATTGGGATATTGCAGAGGTACCCGATGGAGCAAAGAAGCTAGGGTACGGATTGGACTTTGGCTATACTCATGACCCGACTGCTGTTGTAATGTGTTACGAGCATGAAAACGAAATATACCTAGATGAATTGTTATACAGAACTGGCTTGTTAAATAAAGACATATACAATAGGTTGACTGCACTTGGGATAGATTATGGTGACGACGGTGTAGCAGATAGTGCAGAGCCAAAGAGTATTCAGGAATTGAGAAATTTGGGACTTAATGTCAAAGGGGCAGAGAAAGGGACAGATAGCGTAAGGTTTGGAATAGATTTAATGAAGTCTCGAAAGTTGCACACTACAAAAAGAAGTGTTAACATAGAGAACGAGTTGAGAAAATATAAATGGAAGGTTGATAAAAACAATGTTGCAACCAACGAGCCAATAGATGAGTTTAATCACGGAATAGATGCGATTAGATATTTATTGACTGAAAAGATAGGCAAGAATTTTAAGCCTAAGGTTTTTGACCGTAGAGGATTAGGCATTTAATTTTAACTTTTGCAAAAAATGGTAACGAAACCGTCAGATATGTTTACCTCCGACGCTGAACTGAGTGCTACACTTGTAAGTAATGCGATAGATTTTAACGAGTTGAGGAAGTCGAGATACGACAAGTTAAGCAGGTATTATGACGGAGACCATGATATTTTATATGATAATTCCTATGGTGACAAGTTCTCTATGGTGATTAATCATGCACAGGGTATAACTGACTTTTACGTCGGTTATCTTCTGGGTAATGAAGTGGAGTATCAGGAGAGGCAGGGTAGCGAGGGGCTGTTAGATAGGGTACTTGAAGAATATAGGGAACAGGAAATAGGTACTTTGGACGTTGAGCTTGGTGAAGATTTGAGTATATTCGGTAGGGCTTACGAGTTGATATATCTGGACGGTAACAATGTTAGGAGTGCGGTAATCGACCCGAGAAGTGCTGTCTGTGTATATGACACGAGTGTTAAGCACAATAAAAGATTTGCGGTTATATACGAGATTGAGAAAGACCCTGTTAACAGAGAAAAGATTGTAAAGGCAACTGTATATGATGAGGTTAATCAGTACGAGTATAACAACGGGGTGCTAGGGGAGGGAGTACCGCATAATTTTGAGCAAATTCCTGTTGTGGAATATCACAATAACAAGAGGTGTACGGGAGATTTTGAGTGTGTCGTTGGGCTGATTGATGGATACAACATTTTACAATCCATTCGTGTGTCAGACAAAGAACAACTAATGGACGCAATTTTGGTTGCTTATGGAATGGATTTGGATAATACAGATGTCGAGCAGTTGAAGAAATACAAGACCTTGAGTCGGGTACCGTCTGATGCAAGACTGGAGTATCTAGTAAAGGCACTAAACGAGGCGGATACCGATGTGTTGAGGCAGGTTATAGAAGACGATATACACAAGATATCTAAAGTGCCGAATCTAACGGACAGGGCTTTCGGTGGTAATATATCTGGTGTAGCTTTGGCGTATAAGCAATTGGGCTTTCAACAGAATGTGAACAAGAAGGAGAAATATATGAAAAAGGGCTTTAACGAGAGGTGTACAATATATGGAAGTTACCAGTTAATGGGAACAGATATAAAGGCAGAAATGATTGACATTGTATTTAAGCATGGACTACCCAAAAACGATTTAGAAATTTCAAGTATGATAAATAATCTGAGAGGACAAGTATCTCAGGAGACGTTGATATCACAATTGAGTTTTGTCAACGATGCAAGTGAAGAGATAGAAGCGATTGAGAGCAAACAGGATAATCAGAACTTTGGAACCGAAGAGGCACTTGATGGAATAGACAGGGGTTTAGAAGACAACGTAACTAAAAAGAAGGAAAGTATTTTACAAAAGTTGGGTAATATATTTCAATGATACAAAATTTAATTGAGAGCGAAAAATACGCACTTAAGCAATTGAGGAAGTATATCGACTTACAGAAAAGGTTAATGCAACGTGTGTTGGGTGAGGTTGAGGAATATTGGCAAACAGGTGACTATGTTTTGGGTGGTAACGAGAGGGTGGAATACGAAAGTACCGTTACTGACAGTATGAATGTGTTGGGAATAAATTATGATAACGCATATCCAGAAGGATTGAGGAACAAGGATGACGCTGTGATAGCAATTATTACGTGGCTAAGTATGTCTTTAAGTGAGGCACAATACGAGGTGGCAAGAGATGTATTTATTAATAGTGCCAAAATATCTGTGCCGAGCAATATCTTTGAGAGTGCTTTTAACAAAATGGACTTATCTAACGACTATGAGAGGAGGATTATTAATAATGTAACAACATTGAGTTCTGATATTGCTGATATGGTACAACGTGATTTTGCAAACGGTGTAAATGTCAATGTGGTAATGGATAAGGTGCAGAAGCTTTACAGTGTTGACGAGTGGAAGGCTAGAAGGCTTGTACTCACTGAGCAGAATTATTTTTACAATCAAGGCGAAAAGCTAAGGTTATTGTCTGAAGGAGAGGACAGTTATGAGTACGTCTCTGTTTTGGATGGCAGAACTTCCAACATATGTAGGGAGCTGAACGGTAGACGTTTTTTAATTGAGAATGCTGTTGTTGGAGAGAACTTTCCACCCATGCATCCGAACTGCAGGAGTACGATTAAATCAGAGGGTGAGAGAATTCCCGAAAGGTTTAGGGTGTCTGGTGTAAGGAGTAGTGATGAATACGAGCAGATGCTACAGAACAATGACGAATTGACTGTAGAACAAATAGTACCGTATGTAAGACACAACTCTGTGAGAAACGGACTGCTTGATAATCCACCTGTCGTTAAGATATGGGACGGTAACGGAAGTGAGTATAATCCGCCAAACAATACAATAACACTTGCTCGTAATTCTGGGGTAGATACGCTACATCATGAGGTGGGGCATTTTGTAGATAAAAAAATGATAGGCGATAAGCTTAGAGGGGTAACGGACTTTGATATCCAGGAGGTTGTACTGGAGAGAATACGACACGCTGGGTATTCTTCTGTAGAAAGAGCTGATATATTGAGCGAAACTGGTAGGCTGAGGAAACTATATGACACTTATTATTCTAAGCTAGGCGAGGTGTATGCCGATGCTTATAGGCAGTACACAGCAGGTACATTATCTAAGGCTAACAAATTTTATGAACACTTTGAAAACGAAATCTGAGGATATACAGTTGCGTGATGTTGAATTAGGTGATATTATTATTGATAACGATGGGAATATTGACGATGAAACCAAAAGGAAAATAAAAAAAATATTAAAACAACTCGACGGAGGTAAAACGGTTTAAATTAATGTTCAATCAAATGGATGACAATAAAAAGCAGGTTGTGGAGACAACAGACACAACGACGACTGCGACTACTGTTGGCATTACTCAGGAGCAAGTTGATAAGATAATATCTGAAAGACTTGAAAGGGAGAGGGCTAAACTTCTTAAACAGCAAGATGAGGCTGTGAAGAAAGCACAAGAAGAAGCTGAGAGATTAGCGAAATTGAGTGCGGACGAGAGAGAAAAGGAAGTTTTAACTCGAACCCAACAGGAACTGGAGGCGAAATCAAGAGAGATAGCAATGAGGGAAAACAAACTGTCAGCAATTGAAAAGTTGTCTGAAGCAGGTGTTCCTCTTAAGTTGGTTGATTTTGTTGTTACAGATAGTCCTGAGAAAACAACAGAGGCTGTAGGTAAGTTGATTGAGACTTATCAGGAGGCTGTTGCGGAAGGTGTTGCTTTAAAATTGAGAGGCAATCCACCTAAAGATGTAAATACAAAAACCGCACCTAAAGATGATAAGATCAGGAGGGTGCTTTAAATTAATTGAATTAAAAAATGGCAAGAACAGATAGTATATCTATATTTGAAAGTGACGGAGAGACAGAAGTAAAGTTGAGAGAACTTTATGCTGAATACGTTGACAACGTTGACAAGTTAAGTATCGGTAATAAAATTAAAAATTTACAATATTCTGGAAATCCATTGGCAGGAAGTGTAGAGTTTAGAAGACCATTAAGAAGTACAATAAGAAATTACGGTACTGCTAGAACTGGTGGGGCAGGAGATAATATTTCTGCAGATATCGTAACCGTTAACCTTGATCAGAGAAAAGAAATAGCTGAGGAAGCAAACAAATTCGATATTGACCAATGGGGATTTGATGGACTGTGGAGACAGAGAATGAATACCATGAGTGCAGATATGGCAGACTCATTGGACGCAATTCTATTTTCCACAATAGAAGGTGTTGCAACAGAGGTAACCTGCACGGGTACTAACGTTGTAGACAAGTTGGAAGAATTGATTGTTTCGTTGGAAACTGTTAAAAATGATTATGTTAGAAGTGTAAGAAGAAATGCGATGGCATTAACTGTTACACCTACCGTATATTCAATGATGAGAAATTATATTGACACACTACCAAACCCAGCTAATGGGGGGGTGGTTGTTGATAATTTTCATGGAGTAGAAGTATACAGCAACAATAATCAGACTGAAGACGCAATCGTTATTGTGAAGGGTGCTATTGCACAACCTGTCGCCATGATTGATGTTCAGTATGGATATATTCAATGGAGTGTTGAACAAGGTATCGCTTTGTTCTTCAACTACGGTACCAAAGAAATCGCATCAGATTTGATGTTCTTTGCAGATGTTGGTGGTGGTACTCCTAGTGTATAGTACTAAATTGATTTGAAGCCTTAAATGGAGGAGTTTAGACAAGACGTGATAGAAAAAGTAATAGACCTAAAACCAGATTGGGATGAGGATGTAATTGATTATGTCGCTAACGATTTAATCGATAGGGCATTGATATATACCAATCGAGAAGAGTTGCCTGATTTATTGGTGAGACCGTTTGTATCTGCTACCATTCGAGCATACGACACATTCCTTGCATCTAACGAGCAGGGAGTAACTTCCGCTCGTGATGGTGAGCAATCTGTTAGCTATGACGGTATTCAATCGTACATGGCTAGTAAACTGGATACGGATGTATTTGTGGGGCTTGTTAAACTCCTTGAGGGCTTGAGAAAGGCGAATACTAATTTTGAAGAGGATGAGGATGAAGATACCTAATGGATTTACCTCTACTATAGCTGATACGTTCTACGATAAAGAGATAACTCCTTATGTGATAACCACCTCGACAGATGATGAGGGGTTTACAAAAACCGACTTTAGCACGGAGGGAACATCGTTTATGGGAAACGTGAGTTTTAATATGGAGAGAGTAAAGAAGGATTATGGTATTGATGAGGACATCGATATCAAGATTAGTACGCACGAAGACGTTGACGGAATACTTGAATATGATAGTGTCAAGTACGAAATTGTTAAAAAGGTAGTAAGAGATACGCACATAATTTACTTATGTAAAAAATGGTTATCGAGGGCATCGGATTTGATAAGCTTGTAAAGAAATTCGAGGAAATTGCAGACGATACAGACGACATACGAGAGGTGGTTAAAGCAGG